CGTCTGAGACTTTATCAGACAGCTGGCTGGAAGATGGCGCAGGTATTTAACATCACGAACACATCTTGGATCGTCAACCTACGTTGCACGCTTCAAGTAGCACTGTAAGGGGGAAATTATGTCTTGTCAAATTCTTACAGGTTCGTTTGTTAATGCAGCATCGACACCTAAATATATTCCAATTACCGCTGGAATTAATCAGTTCAGACTTTGGAACCTCACACGTTCGGGCGTTACTTCCCAAGGCGTTTCAGGTTCTTTGACATCGGATAGGATTGTTTACGCAGAGTTCAATCCAAATCTTATGTCAGCTGGTACTGCGTTGATTAAGCAGCAAGGAACTGTTTCGGGTATCCTCGCACCTATTAGTAATGGTATTGCAGCAATCAACGGTTTCACACTGTTTGATAGCTCTGTATATACACAGGGTGCTACGTTCACTATTTCGAGCTTTGCAACAGGTTCGACAACGACTTTCACAACATCGACAAACCACGGTTTCCAAGTAGGGGATACAGTACGTATCGTCAATCTGGCATCCGCTCCTCAGATGGGTGGTCTTTTGATGACTGTGACAGCTACTAATGGTACGAATACATTTACCACACTCTTTGACTCAACCAATGCCGTCACAAGCACAGGTTCGGTCTATAAAGTGGGTAATTTTGCTATTCAAAACCAAGCCCTTTATTATCCTCAAAACCGTGCTATCGCTTCTGTTAGCCTTGCAAATCCAATGGTCGTCAAAACCTTGGTGCAGCAAAACTATCAAATCGGTGACAAGGTTCGCTTTATGATCCCGACAGCATTCGGTATGCAGCAACTAAACAGTACAACCAACGGCTTGCCTGTTGAGTTTACTGTCTCTGCTGTCAACAATGCAGTAGGTACACAAAGCGTCACATTTGCAAACACAAATAGCACAGCATTTACTGCCTTTGCATGGGCAGCAGCTGCAAGCTATCCTTATGGTTTGCCAGTGATGATTCCTCAAGGAGAAGGCAACCTGAATAACCTTTCGGGTGTGACACCTTCGCCTCTCCCTTATGCAAACCAAAACATTCTTGGTTTTGCTACTCAGAATACCGGTTCAAAAGGTATTCTGATTGGGGCAGGCGATGGAACGAACAGCGCGACAACGGGCGGCCTCATTGGGTCAACTGTTGACGCATGGATGTGGGAATGTGTGACTTCTAGTCAGACATACTACTAAACCAATTGGGGGGTGACTATATGTCACCTCCCTTTCATTAGGATAAATATGGCAAGACATAAAAAAATTAATACTGTACAAGAAGAAGTAAAACCAGAGGTAACAATGACGGAAGAAGCTGTACTCGAAACATTGCAGACTGAAATTGATCTCGCCAGGAAAGAACTTGAATCGACTAAACTGGCGATTGAAGAAAAGAGAAAAGAATTATCCCAGAAAAGGGATATTTCTACAGAGGAAGTAAATATCATCGAGAAGCAGGCTACAAGAGGGAATGAGAGAAAGGCGCAAGCATCTGTCATTGAGAAACAAAAAATTATTGATAATGAAAGGGTGACTGGAAAATTCATTAATCGTCGCGCTCCCGGGCAACAAGTAAAACTCTGTTACATTAAATATGATGATGACCCAGTGAAATGGCATGTGTTTGAAGACGGGAAAGTGTATACAATTCCTAGGGGTTTTGCCGACCAGATCAACGAGCATTATCATACACCTCAGTTCGTGCAAAAGAGTGAGTTTATGAATCCTGATGCTCCTTCTTCTGCGATCCATGAGGTAGACACAAGCAATAAAAAGTACGCATTCGTTCCCACGACATTTTGATATATGTAAAGTAGCTTTCAGTGTAAAGTAAATCCAGCTTTACAAGGAAAGTAGAATGAAAAAGGTATGTACAAATTGCAATATTCAAAAAGATTTAGAAGAATTCCATAAGAGAGAGAAAGGAAAATTTGGAAGACATGCCGAATGTAAGATTTGTCTTCGAGATAGACAAAAGAAAGTTAAGCGAGAATGGGATGAAGTCCAAAAAGAGAATCGTAGGGATAAAGAAAGAACTCGAAGAAGGATCATCAAACATGTTATTGACTATGCTAGAAAGGTAGGACAAGACAGCATTAATCCAAGTCAAAAAAGTGATTATGCTAAACATTGTTCGGAATTTATAAAGAGAAAATGTAGATTATTTTTGAATACTGCTGTACAACATGGATGGGTGGTCAAACCGACAACATGTTCAGAATGTAACAAGAAAAGTATAATACACGGACATCACGAAGATTATTCAAAACCTTTAGAAGTACAATGGTTATGTCCAAAATGTCATGCAAAAAGAGGACATAACAAAAGGAACAAATGACATCAGTCATCTACTACCCAGGATATAGCCAGACGCAGGTACAGCAAAACCTGAGAACTCAAGTCATTGACTCGATCACTCAGGCGTTTCCTGCTGTTTTGACTACAATAGATGACCATGACTATCCTGCTGGAATCAATGTCACTTTTCTCATTCCACAATCATTTGGAATGATCCAATTGAATGGGCAAAATGTTCAAGTTTTATCAGTGACAAACAATACTTTAACACTTAATGTAGATACAAGAAATTATACGCCTTTTGCATACCCTTCGCCATTGCCAGATGCGTATACACCGCCTAGTGTTATACCTAACTCTAGTGGGAAATATTTACCTCCTTTGCCTCTTCCTTATGGTAATCAAGATTCATTTGAAGGGGTAATCTACAATGCAGGGGAAGTATGAGCATTACGTTATCTCAGCTTAGATCAACAGTCAGAAAGATGACTGCCAGGTATACTGCTACGCAAATGCAAGATGCTCAAATCGACACCTACATAAACAATTTTATGACCCTAATGCTTCCAGAGCATTTCAAGAACATAAAATTGACAAAGCCTTATGTTTTCACGACAGTTCCCAATGTTGACACCTATGATTTTGTCTATCAGAATGGATTAGTAACCGCTCCCACTGGTCAACCTGTTCCTGGCAATATTATGATCTCCCCTCCTGTCTATTGTCAGGGGTATATCTTGAGATATTATCAGGACAAGACCACTTTCTATAATAGATGGCCAAATCTTAGCGTGAATCAACAGATCGGAACTGGCGGTAATCTAGTAGGAGTGGGTTATTCAGGGACAATTCCTTCGACTCCATTCTATAGAGCGCAGAAGGACATATTCGGAGATGTGACGGAGCCTTTAGTTGTCATCTCAGCATTTGATAACTCTGGTGGGGCTAATTCTGGATTTACTTACGTTCTGACAGATAAGCCAGTCGCCAGTTCAGATGTTGGTGATCTATTGGAAGCTGATGGGACAGACGTAGGTGACATCAATTACATCACAGGTGCTTTCAATTTCACTCCTTCAGGTTCTCAGACTATTCCATCTTCAGCAACAATCTATGCTTCTGTAGTGCCTTATCAGTCCTCAAGACCGACAGATGTACTCTTTTATAATCAACAGATCGTTTTCCGTCCCTGTCCTCAGCAGGTTTATCAAGTTGAGTTCCAGATCAGTCAGCAGCCTTTGGATCTCCTCACAGATGGTTCTACTCCTGAGTTGAATGAGTGGTATTTGTTCATTTGTGCTGGTGCGGCTAAACTTATCTATACTGATTTCCCAGACGAAGAAGGAATGGCGTATGTTCTTCCTATATTCCAAGAGCAATTGCAGCTCGCTCAAAGAAGGACATTGAAGCAACTAGGAACACAAAGAGCTTCTACTATTTTCAGTCAGCCAGGACGACCATTGGCATCTTGGTTTTGGGGAACTGAGTATAGCGGTACATCTGGGTAAAATATGAGCTATTCAAGTTCAATTCCTAATGCTTCAGATCCTAGAGCGCAATCGCAAAAACAGATTCTAGCTAATTTCCAAGCGATTAATTCTGTCTGGGCAGTCAATCATTCAAGCTTGATCGGTACCGATGAACAAGGTCAGCATGATGTGCTGACAATGAGAAGGCAATCAGGAGATCCAACTACCACAGCCACTCAGGTAGCCCTATATAATAAACTTGTCAGCAGCATCCCAGAACTCTTTTTCAGACCTGCAAGTAATGGAACACCAATCCAACTTACTTCTTCTTCGATATCTGACAATACCAGCTTTCCAGATGATGAATATACCTTCGTAGCTGGTCCTTTCATTGTCTATGCAGGGATTATGAGAAATCCAGCAGGGATTCCACAAGGAACAGTAAAAACTTTAGTAGGTGGAACGACCCTTTTATTTGCCTCATTGACTACTTTTAGTGCATCAAGGCTGACGATAGCCAACACTCCCCTCTATGCGATGGCAAGCACCTTGAATACTCCTGCCAATTCATTTACTGTGGATTTTGTCGCTGGAACATTGAAGATTCCTATTCTCTACTATCTAGCAGTAGGTGTTTGATGACGATTCCTGAAAACTATGAGCCAAATGTTCCTCTTCCAAAGAACATATTCAATGTCACGCAGCCTCAAATTCAACAGAACTTTGAAACATTCTACAATAGTTTTTCAAATAACCATGTGGCATTGGATGCTTCAAGCGGTGCAGGGAATCATACGAATATTCAATTGGTTCAACAACAGTCAGGATTGCAAACAGGCACAGGGGAAATTTCTATCTATGGGAGAGATGTAGTCGATCAAACGACTCAAGTCTTCATGCGTTATCAGGGAAATCAAAAGGAATTTAGATATACGAACTATCAAATCTATCCTATTGATCCCAGAATGAATGGTACTACTCTGGTGCAATCAACATATATTACTTTCCTACCAGGGAATATGCTGGTTTATTTTGGCTATGTCAATTCACCAACGGTCGATTTAAACCCTTTTGTTGCAAAACATGTTTTGACAGCTAACTTTTGCGCTGCTACTGGATCGGCAGCTCCTCCTGATGTCACGGTGACTTTTACTCCTCAAGGTACATTTAGCCAAGTGAATCTGAAGTTTCCAGGTGTGACACCCACTCAAAGACCATACTATTACATTGTGGTGGTGAATACATGACATACGATCCCAATACCCCAAATGATAGCGATTCACCTGCGAACCAACAGCCGCAGATCAAGACTAATTTCGCTCAATTAGCCTCTATCTTTTCTTCTACCTCTGGTGGAGTAGTCTACAACCATTCTGCTTTCAATACAGGTAATCAAGGAAAGCATGAAGCTATTATCTTGGAAGATCAAGTCACCGATCCGGATGTAGAGAATGATCTTGTTTCTATCTACAATAAAGGTGGCCAGATATTTTCTAGAGTATTGCAATTTTTACCCAATGCAATTCCTAATTTTCCTACACAGTTGACCTATGGAACAGTAAATACGGCAGGACCAGATTATCAGAGCTTTCTTCCAGGTGGATATATTCTTTACATAGGAACAGCAACAGTAGCTTCTCAAAAGACCCTTTCTCCTGCATGTTCAGAACTTTTGATGGTGATAGGCACACCCAATAATGGAACGACGGTATTGGATGTTGGAGCAACTATCGTTCAGC